GAAACGCTTACCCTCGCCGTCCAGCACGAAATGCAAAAATCGGGTATTCTCCTGGTTCCATTCGGGAGTGATCCAAACGCCTTGCGGTGTGCGACGGACCACCCGATATCGGATACACGATATCGCCAACACGTCGTTTGACCACCGCGCATTCTCTTCGCGGTAATAGATTTCGGAAGTGCTCACAGGTCATACTCCATCGGAACCTTGCGCTTCGGGCGCTGATATTCGGGAATGCAAGCGTCGTGGGAGAATTCCCATTTGCCGGGCGCACCCATCACGTTGCCTTTGCCGGGCTCGACAATACGTCCGCACCAGCGGCAAGTGCCTGAATAGCGGTTACGTATTTTCGCCGTGCCGCAAGCTGCCAGGCAGAGGGCGAAGGCGACTCCACCATGCTTGAGGGATTGGATGCAGGTTGTAATCTGCGTGCTGCCAAATCCGGGCCGCGCACTTCGCGCCGCGCTCGGTGCGGTAAACCCTGGCCTCATTGAGATAGGCACTGTATCCGCAGCCAGTGAAATAGTTCGGATTGCGCTCCGGACCAGCGACTGCGACATACCCGTGGACAGTCAGAGATTTTGGCATGATTTCCTCCCAAGGAAAGCGGCAGACTATTCCCGGTCTGCCAGCGGTTTGAAGATCAGAAAGCAGCTTCGCCCTGCAAATCTTCGTTCTTCGGCGCGTTCGCAGTCGGATCGTAATCCGAGTAGCCTGCGAAGCCGCCGAACACTTCGTTGTTGCCCGGACCGCCAGCCCCGGCGATGCGGTCGCCCTTGCGGACGAACAAGCAGTTCTGCAAGTAGGCAGTCACCCCATCCTTGGCGTCGAGCGTCTTGCGGCGGAACGCCTTGAAAGCGAGCGCCGGGACGACATAGGCGCCGGGGTAGAAGAGATCCTTGCCAGCCTGCGCCCTGGCATGTTCTTCGGCGGGGATATCGATGATCTTGCCCGCTTCCAGCTTCGCCAGTTCCACATCATACTGTGACGAAGCGGTGATGATGCCAGCGTAGGGGGCATAGAGTTCGGCGCGCTTCTGCGCCTTCTCCATGATCTTGAACGCCTCATCGGAGCCCTTGCCCTGTGCATCCAGTTCGGCCTTGGCGATAGCGCGCTTGCCGGCCGTGGCACCGCTCATGCAGGCCAGATAGTAATCGTTCGGATTGCCCGAAAACGAACCGAGTTCGGCCTTGATGCCCTTGACCATGATTTCCACGATCGCGTCGAAATCTTCCTTCTCGATCCCGAACGTGCCCGAGAACTTCGGGACAGCGCCTTGGACGTTGCGGGGAGCCGACTTCGCTGTGATCGACGAATACAGCAGGCGTGCGGGCTTGATGAGCGTATAGCGGTGAGTTTCAGCCATTGTCAGTTTTCCTTTTGCCCCTTCGATGTAATTTCCTGGTTCGCCAAGGGGACAAATCGGCGAGAGGAATTTCGAAAAATCAGAAACCCATCTGTTCCGGGGTCTGCACAAAATCGGCGAACGTGGTAGCGTTGCCGCGCGGCTTGGCTTCCGGACGGGGATCCGAGAGCGGCGCCACGGACAAGGCCGCGCTTTCCGGCTTGTAGCCCCATTCCAGCGCGATTTCCTTGCCACGGCTCGAAAGCTTCTCAACCTGCGCCGGGCTTTTCACCTTGCGTTCGGAATAGGCTTGCTCGCCGAACGCGGCTTGCAGTGCTGCCGTGGCGCCAGGCTTCCATACCCGGTTCACGCGCTTCTCGACCAGCTTTGCGCTAGGGATCGAGCCGCCGCTGATAAGCCGGGCATGGACAGTGCTTTCCAGCGCATTCATAAAGCGCCGCACGTTCTCACGCTCCACATAGTAGGCGTTGAGTTCTTCATTTGTGAGCATGGCGATAAAATCCTCGCTGGCTTCGGCGTATTCCTTGAACGCCTTTTGCATCTTGGGGCAGTCAAGCATGACCGGGCAAAACTGGCAATGTTCGCCAGTAACGAAATCTTCCAGGAAAATCTCGATCCGGGACATGAGATCGTTCATACATGGCAAAAGTTTTTCGTGACCCCATGCCAGCACAACGCCAAGCGTCGTTTCCCAAACTTCCGGAGCCTCGAAAACCCCGTAGAAATTCGGCTGGACGATCCCGAGCGAAACCCGAGTAGCCGGCGGCATGAGTGCAACTTGCTTGTCACCCATCGCCAGCAGAAACGCATAGTAGAGAAGCTGACGATTGCCCGGCGCGGTCACGCCGATACCTTCGCCGTTCTTGTAGTCCCGCAGATAAATGTGATCGGTTGTCAGGAAACCGAAATCGACCGTGCCGCGCAGTAAGGGGTGAATATGTGGCAGGTGATAGGTTTTCTCGACGACCATCCAGCCCTTATGTGCATGGCGATCCAGGATGCCCATGCATTCGTTGAAATAGATATGCGCCGCGTCGAGCGAAAGGCCATCGGGCCAGCCGGCGATATGGTCGCCGAATTGCTCTCCGAGATATTCGTAGGGCTCCGTTCCGGTCGAGATAGCTGCGGCGCAAAGTTCGTGGGCGTCAGTTCCCAGCTTCGCGAATTCGCTTTCGATGTTTTCGAAGGTTCCGGCTTGCAATTGCTCGCGGTGAAGCAGAAAGGATCCTGCGCATGTCATGAAACGGTGCGCGCCACTCCCGCCTAGCGGGGAATGTTCAAGTTCGATCATCGGACGGCTCCTTATCGCCAAGCGACTTTAGAAAAGCGTCCCTGATCTTTTTCCCTTCCGGTGTGCGAATAGGGATATTCTGCATGTTTGGCTGCGAAGTTGCCAGCCTACCCGTGGGGCTTTTCATGGCTAATTCCTAAATCATCGTGGTTGGCAGACTATTCCCGGTCTGCCAGCGGGGCGATCCGAAGGGCTGTTACCCTGCGAAAGTGATGCCCGCCTTGGCTTCCACAGCGGCAGCAAACGCAGCGCGCTTGTCCTCCGCGATGTTGCGGCTGTGAGGGACTTCGCCTGCTGACATACTCAAGAGAACGGATAGGTATCGCTTTCCACACTCACCTTTTAAAACTTCTCACGGGAGGAAATCATGCGCAACCGATACGCCGGGTGCTGCCGCTGGTGCGGCAAGACTGTGCAGCCTCGCACGGGAAACGTGATGGGTGAGCCGGGCGCTTGGGAATTCTCACACAACGAATGTATCCCTGAAATGAAGCGCCCGACGAAAAAGCCTGTGTTGGAGTACGACCTGTGAAATACGTTGTCGCCGACTTCGAAACCGCGAGCCGTGCGGACCTGCAAAAGGTCGGCGCATGGAAATACGCGGCGGACATGACAACGATCCCGTTGTGCTTGGCCTTGAAGGTTGTCGAGAACGGACGCCCCCAGCCGTCGCGCGTCCTGTCAGAACGTCAGCTTCACGCGCAGGACACCGAACTTATGGCACTGTGCAATGATCCTGGGGTGATCTTCGTTGCACACAACGCCGGGTTCGAGCAAGCGATGTGGAAATTCCACATGGTCCCGATGGGCTATCCTGAATTGCCTCCGGAGCGCTGGCACGACACGATGGCCGTCGCGGGCATGAAGGCCCTTCCGCTCGGGCTCGATGCGCTGGTGACGGCGCTGGAACTGCCTGTGAAGAAAGATATGGAAGGCCACAGGCACATGCTTGTGATGTGCAAGCCCGACAAGAACGGTGGCTGGTCGCACCACAACGATTACAACCTGCGGCGGAACGAACAATACTGCATCGGGGACGTTGACGCTCAATATGGGGTCTACATCGCTACGCAGGGGCTCGGCACGTCCGAACGGGCAACCTGGATTATCGATCAGAAAGTGAACCAACGCGGGATCAAGATCGATACCGAATTCGTCCGCGCCTGCATTGATGTTCTCGATCAGGTCCGCGTCCCTATGGTCGAGCGGTTCCGGGAAATGACAGGGCTCAATCCTACCCAACGCGAAAAGATACTGAATTGGGTAAACGACCAGGGAGTGGCCCTTGGCGACATGCGCAAGGAAACGCTCAATGCGATCCTTGACCCTGATGATGAATTTGGGATCGAAGATTTTTCCGAACCTCTCCCCTACCACGTCCACGAAGTTTTGACCCTGCGTCGATCGCTCGCCTCGTCGAGTGTCGCCAAGCTGGAACGTATGTTGCAGTGCGCCGGGGCCGACGGGCGCGTGAGGTACGCGACACAATACCACGGCGCCCGCACAGGTCGGGACGCAGGCCGGTTGATCCAAGTCCAGAACTACCCCCGGGGCGAGATTGGCGACCGGCAGGGGCTTACCGCTGAAATCCTCGCTGACGCAATCCTGACGCGCAACGTGGATCATATCAGGGATCTTTGGGGTCCGGATATCTTCACCGCCATCATTTCCTCTCTGCGCTCCGCGATCGTGCCCGAGAATGGCAAGGTTCTGGTGGCCGGGGACTTCGCGGCGGTCGAAGCGCGCAACCTGCTTTCGATGGCCGGGCAGCACGATCGCGTCGAACAGATGCATGCGGGGCTGGACGTGTATTCCGAAACCGCTTCGCTGATCTTCAAGCGTCCAATCAATCGCAAGGATCCGGCGCAGGCGAAGGAAGGGCAGATTGGCAAGAACACCTTCCTGGGTTCCGGGTACGGGCTCGGACCAGTTGGCTTCCGGGCGCGCTTTGCGCCGAAAGAGAGCATCGATCTGGCCATGCTCGCCATCAACACCTACCGGCAGGAGATTGCTCCGCTGGTGCCAAAATTCTGGTATGCACTGTACCAAGCAAGTGTCGATGCCGTGTGGTGCAGTCATGCGAAAACCTACGAGTTTCTCGGGATCGAATTTCGCCGAGAAAACGACTTCCTGACTATGCGCCTGCCGAGCGGTCGAAAGGTCTTCTACCATCGCCCACAGAAGGCCACCAGCTACACGCCTCAAGGTGACGAGCGCCCGGCTTGGACGTTCATGTCCTATCAGGGAAAGCGGTTCCGGCGCCACATGGCTTGGCACGGCATGATCACTGCCGACTGTATCCAAGGCAGCGCCCGGGATCTCATGGTGGAAGCGATGAAGCGCGCCGAACGCGCCGGGCTGACAACGATTTTTAAGGTCCACGACGAACTGGTGTTCGAGGAATTCGACCGGCCTGATATCGTTCCGATGGTCAAGCAAATCATGGAGGATATCGAACCGTGGGCGATCGAACGAAAGTTTCGAGTGAAGGCCGAAGTCGATAAGATGGAAAGGTACAGGAAATGATCAAGCGTGACGAAAAGGGCGAATATGTCGGTATCGCCTGCAACACCTGCGGGGAAATGGCACCACCTGCGAAGGAAATCATGGAAGGGCACGGGCTTGTCAACATGGGCTGGCATTGCAGCGGTGGGACACATATCTGCCCGAACTGTGAGCATCCGAAATGATCATCGCCGGCATCGACCCCGGAAAGACTGGCGCGCTGGCGATCACCTACCCGGATGGTGCCGTGATGGTATTCGACGTGCCCACGGTCAAGCTGCGCGGCAAAGAGGTTCCGGCCTGGATGGAATGGCAACGCTCTTGGGAAGCAGCATTTGCGTTCGCAGGGGTGGATCAGGTTGTGATCGAAGAAGTTGCAGCGCGCCCGGGACAAGGCGTCACCAGCATGTTCACGTTCGGACGTACCTTGGGGTTTGCTCACGCGCTGGCCGTGGCTTCCGGCGCGTCGGTCCGTTCTGTCACGCCGTCGGTGTGGAAGGGGAAGCTGGGATTATTGAATTCCGACAAGGGTGCCAGCCGCGAAAAGGCCACGGCGCTGTATCCCCGGGGAGCGCACTTGTTCAGTCGCGTGAAGGATGATGGTCGTGCAGAGGCAACCTTGCTTGCCCATTACGGGAGGAATTTCTCATGACTACAACACCGAAATTTCCGAAATATTCCGCTCACGTCCAAGCAACCATGTTGGAGGTTTGGAAAGACGCTCGACCTGTCCCGGTGACAATCCCGAACAATCGAAAAGGTCGCCGGGCTCAAGCTAGTCGCAGAAATCGGGGGGAGCCTTGAAACCGAGATCGATTGACCACTTGCAAATGCGGGTTACTCGATCTCGGTTGTCGCGGCCCCACAGAAGAACATCATTCCACCAGGCGCGTTCCGCAGCTTCGCCGATCGGGCCGGCTTCCAGAGCGGTTGCCGGATAGGGCGGCTCCGGAGCCGCCTTGAGATCAGCGGCAGGCGGAAATGTTCGATGTGTCTCTACCCTGCTGGCGCAAGATGATGCACCCGCGCAAAGTGCGCTGGCGATCAGGATCATTCGAAGCTGCGAGAGCATCATTCAATTCCTTCTGCTGTGCGGCCGATCGCGAGGCATCCACCATGCGCTGATCAGCCGCGTTTTCGTTGGCCTTGCCAAGATCCTGCTGTGTCTGGATCTCCCGGCGCTGCTGTTGCACGACTTCGCCTTGTCTGCCCGCCGAACTGCCTTTGCAGTACGCCAAGGTCAACAAGGTTGTGAGCAGCGCGGCGCCCGCGATAGCAGGCCACCAGCGCTTGAGAAAAATCAGGATCGCGGGGTTCATGACACAGGTTCCTCTGAATGTTCGATCATGGTTTCGGTCGTGCGATCGTTGATCTTGATCCCGTCCTTCGACGCTTCTGCTGATAGCCGCCTGCCGAGCGTCCAGCCGAGTGCAGTCATCCCGACAAGGATTTGCGCATGGGCCGCGAGCGCGAGGAAGAAGGTATAAAGCACGTTCGCAGAGACGAGCCACACACCTACCGCCGCGAACACTGTGAAGATCGCACAGCCGCCACAAATCGCGGCGAAGGCCCATGCCCGGCGTCCATCGGGCGACATGATCGACGGTAGGCTCACGGGTACTTCGCCGCAGGCAATTGCCAGTGCGGACCATCCTTGAACGTGCGCCAATCCCCGCCCCACTCGATCGGAATTCCGAGATCCTTCGCGGCCTGTTTGATGATCGGCGCCAGCTTATTGTAAAGCGGCCAGGACCACGAAACTTGCCCTCCGTCCATTGGGGCGATATCCACGGCACGGCTCTTACCGTCCGGGCCTGCCAGATGGCGGGAATTCATGGTGCGAGAGGCTCCCTTGGCGACAAGTTCCTGCTGCCGGGCCTTGGTGCGCAGAACTTCCAGCACAGTAAAATCCATGCTGGACAGTGCCGCAGCGCGCTCGATCACCTTTACAAGATCGGGGTGCGCACCTTCCAGCTTGATCCGGCTTTTCTCACTAAGGATGATACTCATGGTTCATTCCTGCCGCATGGCGTCCGCTGCCTTGTTGAGCAGATAGGACGGATGGATGGGGATTTGGTCGATCAAATTCTGCAACCAGTTTTTTGGTGCAGCCGCTTGGCCTTTTCCTTTGACCGGCGAACGGTAATTCTGGTTCCATGCCCGCCATGAAGCGAAATCTGGAAACCCTCTTTCGCGGGCCAAGGCGTCGAGTTGGGCCGGAGAATACTGTGGCATGGCACCCTCTCAATGGAACAAGGCGAGGAACTGCTTCCAGAAGGAAGCCGCCGTTACCCCGATCGCCGTAGCCATGAACGAAACACCGATCAAGATGCCCGCGCCCTTGTGCTTGAGCCCGGTCAATTCGTCCACGTCCCTCTGATGCGATTTCTTGAGCGAAATCACTTCCCTGCGGAGTGAGGACAATTCGAGGATCACTTTTTCTTCCAACAGTGTTTCAATGCGGGCGAGGCGCTCGCTCTGCGTAGGGTTCAACGACATTAGGAAATCCTTGCCACATAATCCTGGGTTTCAGCCGGCATGCCAGCCAGCCAGTTATCAGCGTTGTCGGCAACCGACTGTTCGAGCCTGCCCGGCCCGGCATTGTATGCGGCAAGCGCCTTCTGCACGTCACCGTCGTAACGGCGCAGCATTTCCGAAAGGTAGGCGATCCCCAGCATTTTGTTGTACGCGGGATCGTACCGATAGGCTTGCTCATCCCACGGCAGGCCCGCCAGCCGAGCGGCTTCCGGAGCAGTCTGTGGCATCACCTGCATGACACCGATCGCACCCGCTGACGACTGCGTAGGCTGGCCGTTGGGCTGGAAGTGCTGCCCACGGCTTTCCTGCATCGAAACCCGGTTAACGAGATCGATCAAGTCCGGGTTTTCCGTGTCGTAGATTTCCTGCAATTGCGGAGCATAGGGACTGTTCGCTTCGTCCGGAGACATGCCCTGATCTTCGCCCGTGGCTTCTGCGGGAGCCTCTTCCACGGGCAACTCTTCCGAAACCGGAGCGACCGACGTATCCCCATAGGCATTTTCCGAACCACTCATGGAACTGCCGACCGCGATAGCTTGTCCGAGGCCAGGGAGAATTCGGGCGTCCATGCGATTGATCGCCGAAATAGCGCGGGAAATCTGCGTCGGGTTCTGTGAAAACAGCATGTCCACCAGCACATTCGCCTGCTTTTCGGGGATACGGTAAGATCCCTGCACCAGCCGTGACAAGGCATATGCCTTCGTCGATGGCAAAGTGTTGGGGCTCAACATCATGAGATTTTGGAGCATATGCACAGCATCGCCACCGGACTTCTGCGCTGCCTCACGATCGAGCCCGGACAGTCGCCGAGCGCTTTCGGCCTGCATTTGTGCGATCGACGCGATATTTTCGCCAACACCTTCGCTCCCGATATTCCGGGAAATCGCAGTCTGCATGGTGGGGTTTTCTGCGATATTCCCGATCGTGCGCAGCGCTGCATCGGGGGAAGTCAGAATTTCCCTCTCAAGCTGTGAAGCCTGCCCGAGCGCCCGACCCGTCGAACCTTCCGCAGTGTCATAGGCGTTGCGCGCATTGCGCGAAGCGGCATCGGAGCCCCGGGGATCGACGTTTTCACGCAACCTCGTAGCAGCACCTTCCGACACGCCTTCGCTCATGCGCATGCGTGAACCATAGGCCGAACGCATGCGCTGCACCGCAGGCAGCACTTCCGGGTGATCGTGCGCCAAGGATTGCTCGATATGGTCGAGTGCGCGCCAAGCTACCCCGCGCTGGATATCATCGGGCGACCGGGTAGCCGTGCGGCTAAGGTTGCTCATGATCGAAGTGATATCCTTGACCGTGATAGGGCGATCAACAATCCGCAACGGCCCTGCCGCTGCCCGGATCGCTGCACCAATTTCCGGATCAGTTTCGATCATCTTCACCGAATTATCCGGTTGAAGTTCCGGGCGCTGCGGAATGATCCCCTCAAGCGAATCGTAAGCGTTCTTGGCATCATGCGGTGCCATGATATTCCGCGCCTCTTGTGCGGCTACGTCCTCCATATCCAGCGGGCTACGGGCGGCACGTTCCGCCAGCGCCATATCCTGCGGAGTGGCAAGTTCTTCCGGTCCCCGGGACTTTGCGAGATCGCTTGCAATCGTAGCACGGGCCTTGTCGGGGCCGACGGGCCGAATGGACCCCTGTACGGCCTGGTTGGTTTCCCGCACCATGTTGACCGAGCGTTCGCGCACTGCGGAAGCCAAGCGTTCACGCGACCGGCCCGGCATTTTCCCAATTGCATCGTCCAGCGCTTGGCGATCGGCCAAGGGCAGAACTTCATAGATTGACGAGGGGAGCCCCTTGCGGGCACGTTCCTGCATCGCAGCCTGAATTTCCGAAGCCGGGGTTTGAACGTACTTCGCGAGAATTTCGTCCACCGGCTCAAAGCCTGCGAGGTTCCGAACGCCCTTCGCAGTACCAACACCAGCCCGGACAAGCCCATGCAGCGCGGGAGCCGCAGCACCCCCGAGCAATGCGCCGCGCGTCACGTCGCTGCCTTCACCGGCTGCTTGAGCCCCGCCGCCGACGGCACCAGCCAGTGCAACCTTCCCGGCGTTGGTAATATGCTTGCCCTTCCGCAGAGTGGTAAGCTTTTGCAGGACATTCCCCGCTCGGGCCGCACCCGGAATGCTGGAAGCTGCCGCAGCGCTGCCAAGGCTCCGAAGCCCCTTCGCCGCGCCAATGCCGCCAACGAGGTTTCCGCCAAGTTCCCCGGTCAAGGCCCATCCAGGAGATTTCTCCATCAAGGCATCCCGCTTGGCCCGGATCATGTCCAGATTTTCGCCATAGGAAAGATCCCCGGGAAGATCCTCGCCGGGCACCATCCAATCGAGCGAAGCCGGCAGCGCTTTGCGAGCCAGCGCTGGGAGTGTCAGAGACGCAGCCCCCAAGTGCTCGGGCAGGCCAAACAAGCCCTTGCCGATGCCCGCGCTCATCGCGGCCAATTCGGGTGTTGCCTTGGACTTCGCCGCAGCCCGGCGCCCCACGTCCTTGATTTCTTCCTGCCGAGTGCGGACGGTTGGCATCCCCGCGTACTGGCGGATACCCTGAATTCGAGGATCGCTATCGAACCGGGCAAGAGCGCGCTGCTGTTCCTGTGCAGTCTTGCCCCGCTGCTTCAAAATGAAGTCGTTCCGGACGTTGGTATAAATCTTCGCCGCGTCCTGCGGGGACTGCTGGTAGCGTCCGGTCGGAGCGGCCTTCTGTGGTGCAGCACCCCTGCCGCCGTCCAGTGCTTTCACAGGCTTGCCGAATTCCTTCGACGCCCGCGACGAAACTTGCTCCGGAGACACGTTGTCCGGGGCATTCTGGTAACCGTGCGTCGAGCCATCGGCAAAGGTGACTGTGATATTCCGGGGCATGATCTACCTCACCAATTCGACACGGAAGGTTTGCCCCCGCCACTACGTCCAGAAGGACGGCCACGGGGCGCAACCTTGGGCGCGGTGTTCCGGGCCGGAGCGGCGCTAGAGGCTGATCGCTGCTGAATACCCCGAAGGCGGGTTTTGATTTGATCCCATGCAGCAAGCCGAACATTCGCCGGAGTGTTGGGGTCCGAAATCTTGCCAGACATGTCCTTGAAGAAATCCCGGTCGGCGTTCGACACACCGGCACCCAGCTTACCCCCCGCCAAGGCCAGGACAACAGCGTTAACAATCGTTTTCAGGCCCCCGATAATCTCCT